ATTCATGTTGTAGTAGCAGACGAAGATGGAGACATCTCAGGAACCAAAGGTCAAGTCCTAGAGGTATTCGAAGGAGTATCAAGAGCGACTGACGCAAAAACAGAATCAGGAGAGTCAAACTACTGGATCGATACAATCGAAAGATCATCAGATTGGATCTATGCAAAAGGTGCACACAACTTAGCAGCTAATACAACAGCAGCTACTTCAACAGCACTTACAACTGACAACGCCACATACGACTCATTGAAGTTAGGTGTTGATTCAACAGCAGAAGGTTCGATTGCTTTAGCAGACGTAGTACTCGGTTACGATTACTTTAAATCTGCAGAAGATGTAGACATCAGCTTAGTCCTTCAAGGTAAAGCAATTGGTGGAACAAATAAAGATGGTCTAGCAAAATACATTAGAGATAACATTTGTGAGTCAAGAAAGGATTGCGTAGCATTCGTTTCACCTGACAAAGCAGACGTTGTTGAAAATGCAGGATCAGAAGTAGATGACATCAAAGCATTCAGAAACGGAATCACAAATTCAAGTTATGTATTCATGGATAGTGGATACAAATATCAGTACGACAAGTACAACGATGTTTACAGATACATTCCGTTGAATGGAGACATGGCAGGTTTAGCAGTTCGTTCAGACGAACTAAGAGATGCATGGTTCTCACCAGCTGGATACAACAGAGGTGGAATCAAGAACATCGTTAAACTAGCCTTCAATCCGAAGAAAGCAGAAAGAGACTTATTGTATCAATCAGATATTAACCCAGTAGTTACATTCCCAGGTCAAGGAACAATCTTGTTTGGTGATAAAACATTACTTGGTAAGCCTTCTGCATTCGATCGAATTAACGTAAGAAGACTTTTCATTGTACTAGAGAAAGCAATTTCAACAGCTGCTAAATTCTCATTGTTCGAATTTAATGACTCATTCACAAGAAGTCAATTCAGAAATCTTGTTGAGCCATTCTTAAGAGATGTACAAGGAAGAAGAGGTATTGTTGACTTTAGAGTAGTTTGTGACGATACAAACAACACTGGCGAAGTCATTGATAGAAATGAATTTGTTGGAGACATATATGTCAAACCTTCAAGAAGTATCAACTTCATACAGCTAAACTTTGTAGCAGTAAGAAGTGGAGTTGAATTCTCAGAAGTAGTTGGACAGTTTTAATAAATAGGAATAGGAGAGAATAATGGCTTTTAACATTAATGAAATCAGGTCCCAGTTAGCGCTTGGTGGTGCTAGACCTACCCTGTTCCAAGTCAACATAACTAACCCTGCAAATGCTGCCGGAGACTTGAAGACACCTTTCTTAGTGAGAGCTTCTCAGGTCCCAGCATCAACTTTAGGTTTTATCGAAGTACCATATTTTGGTAGAAAAGTTAAAATCGCAGGTGATAGAACATTTGCTGAGTGGAACGTAACAGTTATAAACGACGAAGACTTCTTAATTAGAAATGCTATGGAAGAGTGGATGAACACAATCAACTCACACCTAGGCAACGTAAGAGGTTTTGGTTCAGCTAGTGACCTATCTTATAAATCTAGTGCACAGGTAACACAATTCAGTAAGACTGGAGTACCTATCAGAGAGTATACATTCAATGGTATATTCCCAGTAAACATTACAGAAATGGATGTAGACTGGAACGCAACTGATGTTCTCCAAGACTTCAACGTTACCTTCCAGTACGATTGGTGGGAAGTCACTGGTGGTTCTACAGGAAACGCTGGCGGAAACTAAAGATAATGGCAACTTAACTGTTGCCTTTATCTCTTTTATGGGGGATACTATATCCCCTATAAATATATTATGAGGTAAACATGGCAGAACTATTCGGTTTCGAAATCAAAAGAAAGTCCACAGATCAGGACTTAGGATCATTCGTAGCACCTTCAACTGACGACGGAGCAGTCGTTGTTGCGGAGGGTGGTGTCTATGGTCAGTACGTTGATCTGGAGCAGACTTCTAAGAACGAAGGTGAGCTTGTTACCAGGTATAGAAAAATGTCTATGCAACCGGAGTGTGAGAATGCAATCGATGATGTGGTAAACGAAACGATTGTATATGATCCCGATAGTCACACAGCAGAAATAAACTTAGATTCAGTAGACGTCCCCGATAACATTAAAGAAAAGATACATGAGGAATTCCTCAATGTAAAAGACATTCTAGATTTCGAGAGACAGTCATACGAAATATTCAGACATTGGTACATTGATGGTAGACTTTACTATCACGTCATTATAGATGAAGACAACGTACAAGCAGGTATTCAAGAACTTAGATATATTGATCCAAGAAAGATCAGAAAAGTAAGAGAGGTTACCAAGAAGCGTAGCGGCACAGGACCTAATCAAATTCAATTAGCAAAGACTAAGCAAGAATACTACATGTACAACGATAAAGGTTTCAAGGGCGGACCTGGAACAGTGAATCCCGCTCAAGGTACTACACAAGGCTTAAAGATAGCCAAAGATAGTATACTTCATTGTACATCAGGACTTATGAGTGAAGACAATAAAATGGTGCTGTCTCACTTACATAAAGCAATTAAACCACTAAACCAATTACGAGTTTTAGAAGATGCCACAGTCATCTATAGAATATCCAGAGCACCAGAGAGAAGGATATTTTATATCGATGTAGGTAATCTTCCTAAAGTAAAAGCAGAACAATATCTTAGAGACATGATGGCCAAGCATAAAAACAGACTTGTCTATGATGCAACAACTGGTGAACTTAGAGACGATCGTAAGTTCATGACTATGTTGGAAGATTATTGGTTACCAAGAAGAGAAGGTGGTAAAGGAACAGAGATTACTACTTTACCAGCTGGTCAGAATCTTGGTGAAATGGACGACGTTCTGTACTTCCAGAAAAAGTTGTACAGAGCGCTCAATGTCCCAGTGTCTAGATTGGAAGCAGAAACTGGTTTCGCTATAGGTAGAGCGAGCGAGATATCAAGAGACGAAATTAAGTTTCAGAAGTTTATAGCAAGATTAAGATTAAAGTTTAGTCAAATATTTGAGAAAGCATTAGAGAAACAATTGATACTTAAAGGTGTCATTACTCCTGATGACTGGCCTTTGATTAGACGAGAGATGAGATTCGACTATGTAACAGATAGTCATTTCTCAGAGTTAAAAGATTTAGAAATTTTTAGAGAACAAATATCTGCAATCAATGACGTAGATCCATACCTAGGAAAATACTTCTCATTAGAGTTTGTTAAGAAGAATATTCTCAAGCAAACAGATAAAGAGATAGAGGATTTACATAGTCAAATGACTGCAGATGCTGAGGCAGAACAGGAACAAATGGACGCACAACAAGCTGAAATGGAGCCAGAACCAGGCGAAGAACCAGCTCAAGACGGCGGTCAATTCCCAGAAGCTCCGCCTGAGCAAGTGTAATATATATAAATAAAGCTAGGAGAATTATTATGGCTGATAATGAAGCAAGAGAAATAGTTGATTTGGTAGTAGACGAAAAACCTAACAAAGCTGGTGATGTCTTAAATGATGTCCTAGTGGATAGAATTGCTGACAAGGTTCAAGCAGTAAAAGACCAAGTTAGCAATAATTTGTTTGGCGTAGAAAATGAAGACGCTGAGCAGGTCGAAGTTCAACCAGAACTTGATCTTCCAGAACCAGAAGGTGAGGAAGGAGAAGAGTACGAAGCTGATCAGGAGCTAATAGATGAACCTGATGAAGTTGAAGTTGAAGAAGAAGAACCTGAGCCCGTCGATAGTGATAACGAAATAGAGGAAGAGATTCCAGAAGACGAGGAAACTGAGGAAAATGAAAACACTTAGACAGATAGTAGAACTAAAGAAGATTGACTTAGTACCAGATCCAGAACTACAAGCTGGACAGATATCTAACTATGCTAATCCAAAATCAGAAGCTGAAAGAAGATTCATGGATAAACATTTAGATACAGTACAACAAGCACTTCACCCTGCATTCAAAACAGAAGCAGAACAAGACGCAGTGTTTAAAGGTGGTAACATCAAACGTGATGAGACACATCATAACGCAGGCGCAGGTCATTACAAAGACGGAGAGGATGCTGACATATATGAGCAAGCACTTCTTTTCGTAAGAGAAAACTTAACAGAAGAAAATTTAAAAGAGTTTGATGCTTTAGTAGAATCAGATCCTGATACAGCTGTTGATTTTGCAATGGATGTTGCATCAGAGGTATTAGGCGATGAGTAGAATAATCAAACTAAAAGGCAGTGAGTTTACAGCTCCAACATCATTAGCAAATGCTAATACAGCGCTTGATAGTGCCCTCGTCAAAGTCTATCATTCAGCAGCTGCAACAGTTACAGTTGTAACCTCAGCCAATGCCGCAATAGGAAACACAACATTAGACGCAGGAGTACATTACATTCAGAAAGCTCCTAGCGATAAAATTTATGCAAGTGCTGGTAAGTTTACACCAGTAGCATTTGCTGACTAGGGGGAAAGATGAAGTTAATATCAGAAGTAAACTTTGATACAGTTGGAGTAAGTATCCAAGAAGCTAAAGATGGAAGTGGTAAGAAAGAACACTTCATAGAAGGAATCTTTATGCAAGGTGGTATTAAGAATAGGAACGGAAGAATGTATCCTATGGAGACCCTAGATAAAGAAGTGCAACGTTACAACGACACTTTTGTAAAGAACAACAGAGCTTATGGTGAGCTTGGTCATCCAGATGGCCCTACCATAAACTTAGAAAGAGTTTCGCACATGATCAAAGAACTCAAAAGAGAAGGAAATGATTATGTTGGAAAAGCTAAGATCATGGACACACCTTATGGTAAGATCGTTAAAAGTCTTATTGATGAAGGAGCTTCATTAGGAGTATCTTCAAGAGGTATGGGAAGTCTTAGACAAACTAGCGATGGAATCAATGAAGTGCAGGGTGATTTTCAACTTGCTACTGCTGGTGATATCGTCGCAGACCCTTCTGCACCTAACGCATTCGTTAATGGTGTTATGGAAGGTGTAGAATGGATTTACGACGCTGCATCTAACAGCTGGCAATCACAAGCTGTGATTGAGGAAGTAGTTAAAACTGGCAATGTAAGTGCAAGGGAATTACAGGAAAGAAAGGTGGAATTGTTTGGAAAATTCCTAAATACCCTGTAAACTAGTAATTTATAAATAATATACAAACGTATTACTCAAATAAAGAGGAGAAAAAAATGGCTAATGAACTAGAAAAGTTCGACAACGAAATCGAAGCTGTGGCCGAAGAGCAAGTAGAACTTGACGAGTTTAAGGCCAGCGGTGAAAATTCAAGCGTAGCCGACCCAATAGCTAAAGGTTCAAATAAGAGACCAGCTGACAAGCAGGCATCTTTCACGGCACCTAACCCTGGAGGGGCAGGCGAAAAAAGTGGATCCGAGCATAAAGGTGAAGACCTTATTTCTTCTAAGTCAGGTAAAAAAGCACCTGCGCGTAAAGCTGACAAGTCAGCTGGCGAAGGTAACGTAGGCGGACCATCAGGATCTGGTGAAGCTGTCACACCTGGACAAGGAAGCAAAGAAATGGCACCTGGACATGGCGGATCTGTTAAAGAAGACATCGACGCTATATTTGGCGAAGATTTATCTGAAGACTTAAGAGAAAAAGCTGAGACAGTTTTTGAAGCTGCTGTAAGTGCAAGAGTTGCTGAAATGAATGAAGCATACTCAGAAGCATTTGATAGTCAGTTAGCAGAAGCTACTGAGCAACTTAAAGAAGACATGACATCTAAAGTCGATGAGTACATCAACTACTTATCTGAGCAGTGGATGGAAGACAACAGAGTTGCAATAGAGTCATCTCTTAAAGTCGAAGTTGCTGAATCATTCATGTCTGGTCTAAAAGGATTAATCGAAGCACATAACGTTATTCTTCCAGAAGACGAAGACGCAGACGTCTTAACATCTTTAGAAGCAAGAGTTCAAGAACTTGAGTCTTCTTTAGAAGAAGAAACAGCTGAGAAAATCAAACTCAACAATGAGCTTGTTGAAGCATCAGTACAGAACATTTTCAGTGAGGCAACAAACGGCCTAGCTGAAACACAAATTGAGAAACTCCGTGCTCTATCGGAAGGTTTAGATTATGATAGCACCGAAGATTTTTCTAACAAACTTAACACTTTGAAAGAATCATACTTCGATAACAAACCGGCAAAGTCTTCAGACATTGAAGACAGTGATCCAGTTGAGCTTGACGAAGAAGTCAAGTCACCAGTTGGACCAATTGCCAACTACGCAGCTGCAATTAGCAGAACTGTTAGGAAATAAATCGTAAATTAATAGGGGAAATAAAATGGAATCTAATTACGACGTACTCCAAAACAAATGGCAGCCAATTATTGAGCATGCTGACCTTCCTGATATTGGCGACAGTCACAAGAAGGCAGTAACAGCCGTCTGTTTGGAAAACACAGAGAAGTCCCTAAAAGAAGATCAAGGTTTCGGCCCTGCATCTCTATTAGAGGCAGCTCCAACAAACGCTACTGGTTCTAGTATCGATAACTACGATCCAGTATTAATTAGTTTAGTACGTAGAGCAATGCCTAACCTCGTAGCATATGACCTAGTTGGTGTTCAGCCAATGACTGGTCCTACAGGTTTAATCTTCGCAATGAGAAGCAGATATACTTCTCAATCAGGAGATGAGGCTTTCTATAACGAAGCTAACACCGGGTTCTCTACTCAGGTAGATGACGTGGCAAACACAGCTCCAGGTGGAGCAGAAGCTGGTAACGTTGGAACACAACCTACTGGTAATAGTACTTCATACAACTTCGCAGGTGGTATGACTACAGCTAAAGCTGAAGCATTAGGCGACAGTGGTTCAAACGCTTTTGCAGAAATGGCTTTCTCAATTGAGAAAATTTCCGTTACTGCTGAGTCAAGAGCTCTTAAAGCTGAGTACTCAATGGAACTTGCTCAAGACCTTAAAGCAATTCATGGTCTTGATGCTGAGACAGAACTTGCAAACATTCTTTCTACAGAAATCTTAGCAGAGATCAACAGAGAAATCGTAAGAACAGTTAACTTAGTTGCTGTTGACGGTGCTCAACAAAACGTTGCTACTGCTGGATCTTTCGACTTAGATGTTGATTCAAACGGTAGATGGATGGTTGAGAAGTTCAAAGGTCTTATGTTCCAAATTGAAAGAGAAGCTAATGAGATCGCAAGAGGAACAAGAAGAGGTAAAGGGAACATCATGTTATGTTCATCTGATGTCGCTTCTGCTCTTCAAATGGCAGGTGTATTAGATTACACTCCAGCGTTAAACTCTAACAACCTACAAATTGATGACACAGGTAATACTTTTGCTGGTGTTCTTAATGGTAGAATTAAAGTTTACATCGATCCATATTTTGCTCCTTCTTCAGGTATCCACTACATGACTGTTGGATATAAAGGATCAAGCGCATTTGACGCAGGACTGTTCTATTGCCCATACGTTCCACTACAAATGGTGAGAGCGGTTGGTGAGGACACATTCCAGCCAAAAATTGGATTCAAGACTAGGTATGGTGTTGTTGAAAACCCATTCGCTAGAGGTACAACTGCACTTTCAAGTGCTGGTGCTCTTGATGATAACGCTAACAAATACTACAGAAGAGTATTAGTTAAAAACATTATGTAATCTGATTACATTCAGTTTTAAAGGAGGCTTCGGCCTCCTTTTTTTTTGTCTAAACCTGTTGACTTCAAATCATACTTTTAGTATAATGGATGTATATTTTAAGTAAGGAGTAAATATGTCACATTTAGTAAACGATAGCATCAAAGAGGAGATCATGGAAGAGATCCTTGAGATGGCTGAAAAAGATATCTGGAATGTTATCTTCGCAATTGGTAATGAGTTTGGTATCGATAAACTACCTGATCCAGCA